CAATCCTGGATTGAATCTGAATAAATAGGTTCAATCGGAACAACATCCCGAGGATCAAAGGGGATAAGTTCTACATCCCCGCCACCTGGGAGGGCGGGGTTCCAGGACAAAGCTGCATAACCACTCCCCCCAACACAGGAGAACATAAGGGTGCTTTGGAGGCGTCGATCGGCCGCTGAGTTCTTCCACCAGCCCCTCGCGAGCTTATTAAGTATAAGGGATTGATCCTTATATTGTTCGTTATAGGTGTTATAGTTCCAGATAGGTCGGACGTCTGTGAGCGAGGAGCAGGTTTCTAGGGCGATCTTTCGAAGGCGATTGTCCACAACCCGGGAGATCGCGCGGGAACGGAGAGGAAACTGTTCCCCATTCACATAACCAATAGCTTCATCGATCTCGTTGAACGCCCGCTCCTTTTTGAGGAGGCTTAGTCCTTCGCTAACCTGGGTTTGAACCCAGGCGAGAAGATAGCGCTCAAGCTCCTCCCTTGCGGCGGGGAGAGTCAAAACCAAGAACCAGGAAGACCCATTCCAGAGCCCTCCTTATAAATCTGTTTCCCCGTTTTAAAGTCCACTCCCTTATATTCCTTCGTTAGCCAACCATTATCGGGCCGTGGAGTGGCTCCAAACTCTTTGCACAGACGCTGCAGATGCGCATCTGAGGTGATCGTAACAGGCTTTCCATCGGGTCGGAGGTTGGTCGTTGTGTAGGGATAAGTGCCTCCTGGGACGTGTTTAAGGGATAAACCCCATACACGTTCTGGGAGCTGCCCGCACACACAGAGAGGATTTTCATGTGATCTAAGTGCAACATAGGCTTCCCATTCCCTTCCACAAGCACAGGATAGATCATAGACAGGCAATTAAAAACCACCTAGATCTTGGTCGATTATCCGGCTAAGATGCGCCTTCGCATAGACGTCAAAGGGTTTCTTATAAAAGTTAGCAAGCCCATCAAGCTTCTTTCTCTGCCCAGCCTTAAGAACGAACTCCAAGCCCCCTACCGTGATGGAGACAAGCTTCTGTACCCACTCCACAAAAGCATGAACATCCTCGATTGGGCGTCCGAAGAGCCCTTCTAGGGCCTTCCGATCCTCATTAGGAAAGATCAAGGCCCGATCCGTGTGAGCGAGGCCCTTGAAGCGCTCAAGTTGCTTCTCCATCGCGTGGGATGGATTCGAGGGATGCATCATCTTGTACCGTTCAAGGGTGTCATCCGGGATTCTTAGGGTAACAATTGCCATTTAGCCTCCATTTTAGGGCATTTCGCCCGATTTGTCAAGCACTTATGCAAGGTTCTCCTCCCAGCGGTTCATACAGGTTTGCCAATCATCCCCGGTCTCTTGAAATTGCTTCGGGACGAGCTTGGGTTGACGAAGCTGCTCCATCGCGCGACGTCTATCGTCCGCCACAAGGGTGTTATCATCTTCATGTGCCACATAAAGGGCCATCATGAGGGAAATTATGCGATCATCATGGTATCCTGGGGCGTGTTCCATCTTTTTCTTCCCATTCCTAAGCTCTCCGATCACAAAAGAGCCCATTTCCTCGATAAAATAAGGAGAATTCACGAGAAGGTCCCCTCTTTTTATGTAATCAACCCCCATTTCGGTGAAAAGTGGCCTCGTGATGCTCGTTGTGTACCATCCATAGTCCTTTGAGGTCGATCCATCAGCCCTATTTGGGCTCCTTCGGACGTAAAAATGGAAGTAACCCATCCGCTGAAGCTCAACCTGGGTCACGATTCCGGGGCTCCCCGGGTTGATCTCAACTACAATCTCGGCCGGAAGCCCCGTCATCTTGTCCTTATAGATGTTTCCCACAATGAAAGCGGGGGTTGCGAGGTCAAGGGGGCTTATGGTGCCTCGAAACTCCGCAACTTGCTCATCCGCCTCATACTTATTGCCCACTCTAAGGACCTCTATGGCCGCTGCATCCTTCCCTGTGATCCCGTGGGAGGCATCCACACCAACGATGTAGATGTTTCCTGGCCTCGCATATTCCCAAATAAGGAGCTTATTATCTGCTTTTCCTGGGGTTTGATCTCTTATCCAAGCCTCTGTGTCAATTGCTCGGAGCTTTCTATCTCGGATGTTCACCTCAAAGACGGCGATGGGAACCTTCACCCTATCCCGCATCTTTCCTCTTAGGGTAATTGTAAAGACTGACCTAAGACCTGTCTGAAATGCCTCCTCAACGGTCGAAGGGAACTCCTGATAGAAGAGCTCTAGGTTATCCTTAGACTCAAGCTCTCTTCTCTTTAGCTGATACCATGCCCTTTGTTCCCTATCTAACTCTATCCCTGTCTCGCGCTTAACCCTCTCCGCCATAGCGAGAGTTTCCTTGGAAAATTCAAGACCCTCAGAATTTGCCCGCCACCCTGGTCGGAGGTACCAGGCAATAAAGACCGGCTTGAAAAGAGAATTCCCTTCCACGGCGGCTTGATATTGATCATGGAACCAATTCCCCTTGGCACCCGCGCCTGTTGATTCGAGAATAATGAGAGAATGATGCTTTCTTGAGGAGTCAAAAGCAGGCATTAGGTCTGCGTCGATCGCGCTGCACATGTTCTGGTCCCAGGTTGAAACCTCGGTTAGATGAGCAATGTCGACGTTCAGCCCCTGCCCCATTGTGGTTTTCTGGTTCCCTGCCCCATAGATTATGTCTGCATCCAAGGTCGGGAACCGCATATGGGTGCCCTTTACGTTCCAGTCTCGGGTGGGTTTCAGCCAACCTGGCATATTCCCATAGATCCTATCTAGGGTCTGGTAGAGCTTTAGGGTGACGTCAGGATGATCCGCCGCAACGAGTCCTTGTGTGTGGGGCTGAAGAAAGATCATATGCCCGATGAGGGCTTGAGAGAAAGCGGTTCCTCCGATTTGCCGAGATTTCAATAGAATAACCCGGATCTTAGAGCCCTTCTCCTCCTCTGCTTGGATTGTCTTGAGGAGCGCGATCTGGCTCGGCCAAGGACGCATGGGTTCCACCCTCTTCTCATCTGTGAGGATCAGGCAATAACGTTCGAGCCAATAGGTAAAGGAGAGCTGGCTCATAAGACGTTCATTTAGAACATATTCCTGCTCCTCGTCATCTAGCGCTCGAGAGGGTTGTCCAAGGGCATCCCACTCACAATCACGCATTCGGTAGGTCATTTCTTGGACCTCCGGCCAGGAGTAGGTTCGGAGTTCCCTCCCGATCCTACGCTCGATCCTTAGACGATTTTCTTCGATGATCTTCGGGGAATACGTTTTTCAGCCCTCTCCATGCAGATGAAGCAGAGTGCTCGGAATCTCGGCGCACCACACTTCGGACAGCCATAGTTAGTCATTCTTAGGGATAACCTCAGCTTCCACAATCTCTTCTGGGGAGGCATGGACTGGCCGTCCATGGAGGATCTCATCCGCCATAAGGGCGATCTTCTCCATCACAGCACCCCCTCCGGAGACCTTGACGCCAACCTGTTGATTGACGTTCACGGTAGGTCCATGCTTCTCAACCATCTTCCCAACCTCGAGGATCTTTTGGACAGCAAACTTCTTATGTTTTGAGCTTATCAGGGTCTCGCCCGTCCCTCTGCACATTGGGCATCCCTTGGTTTCCTCGCTCTCACCCTTCCGGGCTGTGACCTTCCCAGAGCCCACACAAACGGAGCAAACCTGCGTTCCATCTAGGGCATGGGAGGCGAGGTCCTTCATCACTCTTGGAAGGTTCCGGGCTGCCTCGATGATTGCGGCCGTTTGGCCAAGCATAAGGGCACCATTGGAATAACTCTTCATAAGGGAGCCGAGTTCAACGTTGGTCTCCGCTAGGAGCCTTGGAAGCTTCTTCTTTGAGTTAGACTTAAGGAGCTCAAGGAGGACTAGTTGTCCTCTTGGAAGGGTATCCCGGATGGCTTCGAGCTTCTCAACGATATCCTCTTTCCCCCCGGTGTTTTCCTCAAACTGCCGGACGATCTGCGCAGCTTTATTATTCTCCACTCCCGTTATCCTCCGAACGATAAGTTGGCCTGTCGGACCCTTAGGCCCTTTCTTGATGATCTTATCCCGGAGTGGTTCTGGTAGCTGATCTTCGCTCATTCCCCTCTTCCTTAGCTCTTGCCGCAGGATTCTATCAGCGACGGTTGATCCACTCATTACCATTCTCATCCACAGGCCGGGGAGGCATCTCCCAGGGATCAAGACGGCGACCTGTCGTTCTCCAATAGGCTTCTTGGACGATTTCCCGTTCTAGCTGTTCCGCATCGTTCACGTAGGCTACCCTGGAGCCATCAGGTTCGTCTGAGAGGGGCGAGCGGCTCCCCGGTAGGGCAATATGCTCAAGGGCGAGTGCGATGCGATTTAAGGCGGATTCTATGGCAATAAGCCTGCCCTCAAGCGTGGGAGGGGGGACAGAAGGAGGGATTCTCTCAAGGAGAGAACTATCTGTCTGGGAGGGACTCAAGGGCAAGCTCATTAGGGAAAGATTACCACTTATGTATGGTGGGTGTCAAGGACTTTTTCCCGATAGTGCATGGCCTTAGCACTAGGTCATACTAAAGGCGAGAATGGGCTCGTCCCATTCGAGCGGGAGCAACCTAGAATCAACCTAGTTCATGGCCTGGATCACGACCTAGGCATGGCGTCTCAGGGCCCCCTAGGCCCATGATAGAACGGACCCCCCTGATCTAGTCCATATCTAGGCGGATCAGGATAATAACTTCTTTATAGGGCTCGATCCGTCCACTTTTTCATCCGTAAGTGCCACATAATGCTCGAGTTGCATGGATCAGGCACTTCTGGATCACGCCCGATTCACATGTAAGAATGATCCAGAAAAATTGAAAAATTGTTTTTCCAAAACGTGCTCACATGCGTTCGCAGGGGCGACGGTCGCCCCCCTCCCCTTCCGACAACTAAACCATGTGCATGATCTATGACGCACTGCGTCATTTGAAAGCGGTTTCACGTAACGCACTGCGTCATTTTCTCTACCATGTCGATAGGGATTGTTGTGGTTATTTTACCACAGGCCCTAAGTCCTTGAGCCCTATAGACTTAGGCCATGAGTGTGGCTAACTGACCACACTCCCTTGTGGCTGGGGGGACACAGGGCGAAAGCCTCCCCTTTAGAATCAACGACTTACGGGCACCCTTTCGCCTGGCATGCCCCCTGCATACCATAGAGACGAGCGGTGTCCCCTCTGTCTGGACTACCGCTGGGCACCTTGCCCGATTCTTTGAAACCCCTACCTAGACCATCCCCACTGAGGACAGCCTCCCCTACGTCGTGAGACGTTGGGCGTAGGTTGGGCCAGTGGGCAGGATCGCGGTTGAGCGACATGGCCTAGCAAGCTGGTGGACGTACCGCCTACCAGCGGCAACCCCTCAACAGACACCGCAGGGAGCAATGGTCGGTATACCGGACATTGCTCTCCCCCTTGGAGGCGCTTCATGCCTGACACTCCAAGGCCGAGACTGCGGATCGCGGCGCGTTCAACCGAAAGGCTTGAATGGGTCCTCCTTGAAAGCATGGCGCTCAGGGAAGTAGAGCGAGCGTTGAAGGCTATCCGGCCCGAGACAATCCCGCGCTACTCCCCCGGAGCAGTGCTCAAAGAGAAGGAACGCGATCGCAACCGGACCATGCCATCCGTGAGTGCAACGCACTACTTCCGGATCAAGCTGGCCCGTGAGACGCTTAGGACCATCCAAGCCCTTGGCGCTTCACTCGGCTACCTTCGTCGTAGACCGTTGACGTAGAACACAAACCCCGCGCGTCTCGCCCGGCATTCCGCCGAGCCCACGCAAAGGACTAGATGAGGACCACAACACACCATGTCGAAGCGAAGCAAGAGAGCGCAGCACAACGCGGCGGTGTCCTCCGACACAGCCGAAACCCTCACCGATCAGACCGGGAACGCTCCCCCGGTCGAGGTCATCCCCGTACAACTCGTCGAGGACGCCCACGGCAACGTCGCCTTTCAGCACTGGTTGCAGAGTGCCCTGGAGGCTTCCGTGGGTGGCGAGACACTCCTCGCCCGAGTGGCCCGCGTTCTGGGCCATGCGGTCAACGGCTCATTCCGAGTGAATCGCGGATTCACTTCCCGAATGGCGATGGCCGATCCCGGCAAGATGCTTCTGTGCGAGGTTATCTGGGCCAACAGCGAAGGCACGCGCGGCCGCTTCGTTGCCCCCGAGGACGCCGGGAAACAGACGAAGGATTCCAGCGGTCCGAGGGTCTCGGACAACCGCGATGAGATCATCATCAACATCCGGGCTGGCTCGGGCCAGAACGCCATCGACCGCAAGGTAACGTACCTCACGGCGTTGGCCCACGGCCTCCTCCTGATCGGCAGGGGCGAGCCCACGACGGACTCCGTGAACCGCCAGCGAACCTACGGCGGCGACTACTGGAC